ACGCTGGATAGCACCAAACGAAAAAGCCGCCGCCTGGCTGGACCCCAAGGCGACGGCATAAGACTTGATAGGAGTGAGCATGGCATATCTTTCTGAAATCGGCAACGCTGTTAGGCCTCTGACCAATGTGGCCAGAATGGCCGGGCTTATTGAAGAGCTGAAAGGCCGCGTCTTTGGTGCACCAGGATTTGGGGTATTCCATGGACCGCCGGGCTACGGGAAGAGTTTCGGTGCGATTTTTTGCGCCGACAAAATGGACGTAATTCACTTGGTCGTGCAAAGTGAATGGAGCAAATCGTTCTTCCTCCAGCAGCTCCTGCACGAACTCGGGCGTTCTCCCAAAGGGACCGTTCCTGCGCTGGTGCAGGCCGCCACTCAGGCCCTGGCACTCGAAAGTCGCCCGCTGATCATTGACGAAGCTGACTACCTGGTTTCCAAGAAGTTGACTGGCATCGTTCGCGATCTTCACGACGGCTCTCAAGTTCCTATCCTTCTGATCGGTGAGGAAGACCTACCCCAGAAGCTCCGGCGGTTCACTCAACTCGACAGCAGAATTATGTCCTACGCAGAGGCGTTGCCTGCCGATCTCAAGGATACGCGCGAACTGGCGGACATAGTAACCCGCGCCGAGACCAGCATTGATATCAGCATTGATGACGAGATCTTGGAGGTGGTTCGGGAGCGTCACACCGGCAACGCGCGGTGGATCGTCAAGGAAATCGCCCACATCTGCAAACACGCCAAGCGCAATGCCATCGGAGAAGTCACACTAGAAAGCTGGGGCGGCCTTGAGTTTATGAGCGATACGGCGCCTGTTCCTAGAGGTGGCTTGAAATGATGCAGGTCCCCGTAAAAAAAGGCCCGGAACGGGAAATGCTGGAGTTCATCCGTTCCCAGCTTCGCTTTGTCGAAATGGACGTTTCCGAGCATTGCTCTGCCAGGCCGGAAGCAATATCCCGCTTCATGGAACAGTTGCGGGACATGGGCGCGGTGGTCCCCTGTGGCGTCTCGGGCGGTCTGCGCTACCTCACCGCCTGGGGGCCACGGGAAGCGGTCAAGATCGACGCCATGGACAAAGCCGGCGAACTCACAACGAAACGCGCCCGCTCCTACCTGCTTGAGCTGATCGAAGGGGCAGCAGCCGAAGGCGTTTCGGTTGATATCCCGACTTCAAAGCCCCGCACCGACCACGAACGCAAGATCTGGCAATTCATCTCTGCACACCGCCATTTCACCAACGGCGATGTCATGGCAGCCTTTCCAGAGAACCCGCTTGAGACCATGGGCTTTCTGCGCGCGCTGCGCGCGGCAAAAGTGGTCAAATTCTGGGGGCGTGAAAAGGCGACAGCCTTCTATACGGTTCACTCCCCCAAAGAGCAGCGTGTAGCGGCAAAAGACATGCGCAGCAGCACCGAGGGCGCAATCTGGTCCGCGATCCGCATCAAGCGCCGTTTCCGCCCCCTTGAGCTGCACCAGGCCCTTCTCCCAACGCGCCCCGAACTCAGCCAAGACGAGGTGACCAGGTACTGCCGCACCCTCAACAAGGCGGGCTACATCAAGCCCCCGAAGCCAACCAAGAAGATCACCTGTGAAACTCCGTTCAATCTGGTCAACAACACCGGCCCGCTCCCCCCTCACTCTCAGCGCGTGACCGTGATTGTTGACCCCAACGAAGACAGAATTTCTTACTCACCACTAGGGCAAGTATAATGAGCAACCGAGCAATCCTCGCCGATGACGGCTGGAACGGCAGCGTTCCCGATTGGGTGACCGTTCTTGTCACCGAATGCGACCAATCTTCCCAGGCGACCGTGGCCAAAAAGCTGAACGTCAGCTCGGCACTGGTCAGCCAGACCATTCGCAACCAATACAAAGGCAACATGGCCAATGTGGAAACCATTGTTCGCGAAACCTTCATGAACGCACCCGTGCAGTGCGGTGCCCTGGGCGGCGAGATTGAAAGCGCGACCTGCCTCACCTGGCGGCGCCGGGCCGAAGATCTCACGTCTTCAAGCCCCATGCGCGTGATGATGTTTCACGCCTGCCGGGCCTGCCCCAAGTTCAAGCCGGAGGCCGAAGAGTGATCCTGCCCCGGAAAACCAAACTCGCCATCTGGCTCCGCAGTCTTGCCGACCGGCTTGATCCGACCGGAGCCTGATCAACCCGCGCCATAGAGCGCACCAACCAGCCACAGGAGCTGAACCATGCCTAAACTGACCAAAGCAGAACTCATTCGTGCCGTTGCCGAAGAAACCGGCCAAAGCCAGGACGCGGTGGACAAGACCCTTTCGGCGCTGACCCACAAAATCATCCAGACCGTCAAGAATGGGGACGACGTCACCCTTTCCGGCTTTGGCACGTTCAAGCGCAAAGAGAATTCGGCTCGCAAGGGCCGCAACCCAGCGACCGGCGAGGCCATCGACATCGCGGCCTCGTCCTCCCTGGGCTTCAAGCAGGCGCAGGCGGTGAAGGATGAGCTGAACGCCTAAACCAACAACGCGAAACCCGCCCGGTCTAGCCGGGCGCGGTCACCAGGGCGTGGCGGTCCTGGTCTGATGAGCAGCCAAACGCCCCGATTTTCGAAAGAAACCACTCATGACACACGCCCAGAATCCGACTCCCGAAACAACCTCAAGGCCCGCAAAGATCCCCGATGGGGTCGTCGAGATTAAAGGCAAAAAATACCGCACCAATGCCAAAGGCTCATTGGTGCCCGCTGAGCTGGTGAAAGCCCAGGACGCGCTCCAGGACGAGACGGTCCGCAAGATGATCGGCTATGGCAAGGCCCTTAGCGGACAGATTGCCCGGTTCAAGGCCCATACATTCAACGACATCAGCGCATTCGAAGCGCTGCTGGCCCAAGAATACGACGCCACTGTCGGTGGCAAGAAAGGCAACAAGACCCTGTTCAGCTATGACGGGTTGTACAAGGTCCAGGTGCAGATCGCCGAGTCCTTTGATTTTGGCCCTGAATTGCAGATCGCCAAAGGGCTGGTGGACGAGTGCCTGAATGAGTGGGCCGCAGACTCTGGCCCTGAGCTGCGCGCCATCGTGACCAAGGCGTTCAACACCGACAAAGAGGGGCAAATCAACCGCTCTGAAATCTTCATGCTCCTGAACCTGGACATCGCCGACGAGCGCTGGAAGCGGGCCATGCAGGCTATCCGCGACGCCATGCGGGTGGTCGGTTCCAAAACCTATGTCCGGTTCTACGAGCGGGCCTCTCAGACCGCCGCATGGGAAGCGATCACCATTGATCTTTCAAAGGCGTAGGAGGCTGCGATCATGGCACTGACCGAAGATGAAATCCGCGCCAGCCTCAAAGAGGGAATGAGCCTCTACGCAACCAGGTTGCACCGCGCCAATCTGGTGCTGGGCAACCGGCTCGCAGTCCTTCGCCAGGAGGCTGACCTGGCCAAACTTCCAGACGGCCGCTTTGACCAGGTTGCGCGGGAAGAAATGGAAGTGGCCGACCGGCGTATGCAAGCCAACGTCCAGATCTGCCACCCGGCAACACCTTTCCTGCAGGAGATCTCGTAATGAGCCGTGCCCTGCAAAAGAAGATCCACGTCGGGTGCAAAGAACTCGGCCTTGACGGTGACGCCCGCCAGGCGCTGCAACTTGCTGTTACCGGCAAGGCGTCCATGACGGACATGTCCGAAGCAGATTTAAACGCAGTTTTAAACCGCCTTAAACAGGACGGTTTCAAGGCCGGATCAGGCGGAAAGAAACACGTCAAGTCCTCGCGCGCTGATCTGCGCTTGATCCACGTCCTTTGGCGCAAGCTCGGCGAGGCTGGCAAACTACGAGACCCGAGCCGCAAAGGCCTCAACAAGTTCATTCGCGAGCGCTTTGGCAAAGCCTGGAGCAATGTGCCCGCAGACGTGGACATGATGCGCGATCACGTTGAAATCGACCAGGTCATTCAAGCTCTCAAGGCCTGGGGCCAGCGCGTCGATATCGACTTTGACTGGGAGGCTCACCAGCGATGAAACGGCCCCGTATTTCAGTTTCCGACAAGGCGGTCCTCCGCCATCTGAGACATGTTGAAGGTCTCGATGTTGAAACGCTACGCTACAAGATTGCCCGCAAAGTCGATTTTCTAGCGGATCACCCCGGAGCCACGGGGGTTTTCTCATGCGGCTGCTCGTACAAGATCCAGAACGGCGTTGTGACCACTGTCATTCCGGTTTGTCGTAACCGCAAGGCGCGCCGCAAGGGACGATCCAATGGCAAAGTCTGAACCAAAGCCACCCTTTCCCAAGCCTCCGGCTCAGGTAGAACCCTACATAGAGGCGCTCGGCCTGGACGACACCTTGAGGTTCCTGGAGGCCTTTGGAGGCACCGAGATCTACATTGCCACCCACCCAACGGCACGGTCCCAAGTCGTTGATCTTCTCGGTTTTCCAAAGGCCAAAATGCTGGCCGATGTTGAGGCCCGGTTGCAAAGCCGCGTTCCCCTAGTCAAAGAATGGCGCGCAAAGGTCTATTTCTCTCAGGGCTTGAAAACTGTCGAGATTGCCCGCAAGCTCGGTGTGGCTGACGCCAGTGTCCGCCGCTGGCTGGCCAAACCAGGTGCCCGCCCCGAGGCGGACCCCAATCAGCCATCTCTCTTTTTAGGCCACTAGCCGCCTCCCCCGCACATAGGTGCGGGTGGCTCCGATCCCCCTACTGCTGCCATTTTGAACCCCGTTAAACGGGGTTTTTCTTTGGGGTCGGCAATGCACTCAGTCCAGCACATCGCGAAAGAAATCGTTGCGCGCGAAGGCGGCTACGTGAACGACCCGGACGATCCGGGCGGAGCCACCAAGTTTGGTGTCACCATCCACACCATGCGCCGCCTTGGGCTGGATCTGGACCGCGACGGCGACGTCGATGCCCAGGACGTGCGCAAGCTGACCCGAGAAGATGCCGTCGAGATCTTCATCCAGCACTATTTTGTAAAACCCAAGATCGACCTGCTGCCAACCGAGTTGCAGGCGTCCGTCTTTGACATGTACGTCAACGCCGGAGGCAATGCAGTGAAGATCCTCCAGCGGCTATTGGGCGAATTTCAAGAGCCGGTGGCCGTTGATGGCGCGCTTGGCCCGAAGACCGCGCAAGCGGTGCACCGCGCGTTCAAAAAGGCAGGCGGCTACTTTGTCGACGCCTACGGCATTGCCCGTCGCAATTATTATTTCCGGCTGGCGGATCGGCGGCGCGCCTCCCGCAAATATGCCCGCACCCGTGCTGATAGCAAAGGCGGTTGGATCAAGCGGGCTGAAGAGTTCATCTCGCCGCGCTTTCATATGAGCCAATCAGAGTTTCAGAAGAGGACCGCAAAATGGGGATGATCAGTCAATTTTGGGGAATGCTCTTTGGCGGGGGCCGCAACATGGTCGTTGAGACCGTCGAAGTCTTCCGGGAAAACGCTGAGGCCGGGGCCGTGCGAAGCGCTCAAATCCAGACCGGGGCTATGGGACAGTTTTCGGCTGAGTTCGGCCAGCGCCAGCGCGGCTGGTTTGATCGCTTTATGGACGGTCTAAACCGCCTGCCCCGCCCCGCTATGGTGATCGGTATCCTGGCGCTGTTCACATCGGCCATGACCAATCCAATCTGGTTTGCAGAGCGGATGCAGGGACTGGCGCTTGTTCCCGAGCCGTTGTGGTGGCTCCTGGGGGCCGTTGTGTCCTTCTATTTTGGTGCACGGCAACAGGTGAAGGCCCAGGACTTTCAGCGTGATCTGGCGGAAACCATGAGCCGCGTTCCCCAAGTCGTGGAGAATATCGACGCTCTCCGCAGCCTGCGCCACGACAGCCCAGGCGTCGCTGATACGGGCACCGACACTAGCCTGGCCCAATCCGCCACAGAGCAAAGCGAAAACCCCGCTGTGACCGAGTGGCAGGAGGGCAAAGAGTGGCCCTAGATCTAGACACGGGGCTAAAGCTGGCGAACTTCGCCTTCGCATTAGCCGCGATCATTTTCACTTGGTTTGCCACACGCCGGAAGGATTTGGACAAGCGCCTCTATGCAGGCTCCAAGCGCATGGATGCCCACGATCTCAAAATCCAGAAACTTGAACAGCAGATCGAAGACTTGCCGACGAAAGGCGAGTTTCACGATCTGAATATCGGGATCGAGCGAATGAATGGCAATGTGAAAGCTATTCTAACGCAAATGGATGGCCTGACCGCCAGCCAACAGCGCCTGGAACGTACTCTCGGCGGCCACGAAAAGTTCCTAAGAGACCTAAAACTTCCGAAAGAACCGCAACAATGATGAGCTACAAAGAAGAGCAAAAGGTCATTCGCAGAGGCGTCATCATCGCATTTCTGCATGAGGCAAACGGGCAAACAGCAAGCGCTGATATGCTCCTCGCTGTTGTCAAAGGCAGCGGCGTTCCTTCCTACTTTGACGAGATCCTTGAAGCCGTAAACTGGCTCGAAAAGAAAGGTTACGTAAAGACCGGCGGCGACAACGACGTTGTCCTGGCCGAGATCACTAATCGCGGCAAACGGCGAGCCCGGAACGAGATCCGTGACGAAGGTCTGCGCCTGCCGGACAACGGCTTCTGAAATGCCGCCTCCACGTAAAATCGACATGCTGCCGGAAGAGTTCCGGGACTGGCTTCACGAGACGCTCAAGGCAGGCGGCTGGAGCGGCTATGCCAGGATCGCTGACGAACTGAACAGCAAGCTTTTGGAAGCCGGTTTTGAAATCAGCGTTGGCAAATCCGCAGTCCATGAATACGGCCAGGAATACCGCGAATTCGTCAAATACCAGGAACAGGCCAGCCAATGGGCCGCCGACTGGATGAATGACAACGGCCTGGAAGAAGAAGCGCAACGGCACAACGTCCTTTTCCAGATGGTCACCACGCTGGCGTTTAAGGTCATGCAAAGCCAGATGACCAAGGGCGGCGACGAGATCAAGCCGCAGGACCTGCACTTCATCGGCAAGATGCTCAAAGACATCATGCACAGTTCCGGCATCCGCGAAAAACTGATGGAGGACGAACGCAGTCGCGTGGCTCAGAAGGCCAAGGAAGAAGCTGCTGGAGATATGGAAAAGGCGGCAACGCAGCTAGGCCTAACCTCCGAGACAATCGAGGATATTCGCGAGAAGATCCTGTTTGGGGGCAAGCGATGAGCAGTCGCGACATTCGGGAAATGTCCTTCTATGGTTTCTGCGTCCACCTCGACGTAGAACTCGGGCACCTTTGGGTCGAACATGACGGCACAATCACCTGGGACCAGCTTCAGACTATCAAGTGCTGCGTTTGGGGGGACGATGCTGCTGCTATTGAGGTGTATCCCCCACAAAGCCAGATCGTGAATTCCCGGAACACGCGCCACCTTTGGCGGTTGGGCGAAGGGGAGTTCTTCCCCGATCTGCTCGGCGACCGCCCCCAGCGAGATACCCTGCGGTCGCGATACGAGCGGGCATGGGAGGGCGTTTGAATGAGCGCCCCGGCAGAGCCGATGACCGACGAAGAATGGGACAAACTGCGCGCTGAAAGCCGACAGGCATTCCCGGAAAACCTGGACGCGGCCGCGGGGCTGCCTGCTGTGCTTCTTTCCTATCAAACGAAGCTGCTGCAAACGACCGCCGCCTACCAATTCACCGTATGCGAAAAGTCCCGCCGGATTGGCATGACCTGGGCGGTCGGGGCTGACGCCGTTTTGACCTCTGGGGCCTCGAAACCAGCAGGCGGCATGGATACGCTCTACATCGGTTTCAACCTAGATATGGCGCGCGAGTTCATTGACACCTGTGCCATGTGGGCCAAGGCCTTCATGCCCGCCGCCTCCGCCGTGCAAGAGTTCCTCTTTAAGGTTCGGAAAGAAAAAGAGGGCGAAGAAGACCAACACATCAGCGCCTTTCGTATCCGCTTTGCTAGCGGATTTGAGATCGTTGCCCTGACCAGTAGGCCACGCTCTTTGCGTGGCCGCCAAGGTTTCGTGATCTTTGACGAGGCCGCATTCCATGACGAACTCGACGAAATGCTGAAGGCCGCCAATGCTCTCTTGATGTGGGGCGGCAAAGTCCTGGTCATTTCCACCCACGACGGTGACAGCAACCCGTTCAACATCCTGGTGCGCCAGGTCAACGCTGGAGAGCGTGGCGATATTGCAAAAGTGGTGCGTGTCACTTTCAACGAAGCCGTCGACGCCGGGCTATATGAGCGGATTGCCCTGGTCACTGGCAAGCCTGACACCCCTGAAGAGCGGCAAAAGTGGATTGACAGTATTCACGCCGTTTACGGCGATGACGCAGATGAAGAACTGCACTGTATCCCAAAGTCTGGATCTGGCGCCTGGCTGCCTGCGCCATTGATTGAGGCCCGCATGACAGCAGACGCCCCGGTATTGCGCTTAGAGTTGCCGGACAACTACCTGCACATGACGCCGCAACACCAATCCGAACACATGCGCCCTTTCATGCGAGAGTTGGACAAGACCTTGGGCGGGCTGGATATGACGCCGCACTATGCGGCCGGGTTTGACTTTGCCAGGGTAGCGGACCTCTCGGTCTTGCCTGTCCTGATGCTGGAGCAGAACTTGCGCCGCCGCGAAGCAATGTCTTTGGAAATGCGCAATGTCCCCGGCAACGAACAAAAAGCAATTGTCGGAGATGTGCTCGAGGCAATTCTTCCCCGCCTGCTCGGTGCGGCCTTTGACGCCACCGGCATGGGCTGGACCGTTGCAGAAGACATGGGGCGAAGATTTGGTCTGAGGGAAAGCGAAGACGCCCCCGGTCTGATCTGGGCGATCAAGTTTAGTCTGGAGTGGTATCGGGTGAATATGCCGCCCCTAAAAACCGCCTTTGAAGACGATATGATTTCCATTGGTGCAGATGCGGATCACCTCACAGACCTGCGCGCTGTGAAAGAGATCCGAGGCATTCCAAAAGTGCCCGATGTTCGCGACAAAGAGCTGGCCAAAGGAAAGAAGGGTGGCAAGCGCCGCCACGGCGACTATGCAATCGGTCTGGCCCTGGCACACTTCGCGTCCCGAATGCGTTTCGTTGAATACGCTTACCGCGCCGCCAAGGCCCCCGCCAGCGTTAGCGCCCCATCGCGGACAGGGGCCGAACGTCTTGCCCGCAACCGGGCCGCAGACAATCCCAAAAACACCTGGAGCGGCCCCTTGGGCGCTCGCATCAAGGGGGGCTTTTGATGGCCGCTACATCCAAAGTACTTGATCCATATGGCCGCCCGGTAAAACGCGAACTGTTAATGCAGGACATCGCCGACGCGTCCTTCGGCAGCGTGCGGTCTCCGATATCAGGTTATCCCGGCGACGGGTTGGACCCTGTGCGCCTGGCTAACATCCTGCGCGCCGCCGACCAGGGCGATCCTGTCCAATACCTCGAGCTGGCCGAGACGATTGAGGAACGGGACCTGCACTACCTTGGTGTGGTCGGCACTCGAAAACGGGCCGTGAGCCAGCTCGAAATCACAGTGACCACACGCGGGACCACGGCGGCCGAAAAGAAGCACGCCGACGCCCTGCGCGATTGGCTCACGCGGGATGAGCTGCAAAGCGAGCTGTTTGATATTCTGGACGCAGTCGGCAAGGGCTATTCCTTCACCGAAATGATCTGGGCGCATGTAGACCGGATGACAGTTCCCGAGCGCCTTGAGTGGCGCGACCCTCGCTGGTTCCGCTTCCAACGCAAAGACCTGCGCACCCCAGTCATGCTGACGGAAGGCGGCCAAGAGGAACTCCTGCCCCCTTACAAGTTCATCTATGCGCCGATCAAAGCAAAGTCCGGGTTGCCTATTCGGGGTGGTTTGGCCCGTCCCGCTGCCTGGGCCTGGATGTTCAAAGCCTTCACCCAGCGGGACTGGGCGATCTTCACCCAGACCTACGGGCAGCCGATCCGAGTCGGCAAATATGGCCCCGGCACCTCTGAAGAGGAAAAGGACACCCTCTATCACGCAGTGGTCAACATTGCCGGGGACTGCGCCGCGATCATGCCCGACAGCATGCAGCTAGAATTCGTGGAAGCGCAAAACATCAGCGGCTCACACGAACTCTATGAAAAGCGCGCCGATTGGCTGGACCGGCAAACGTCAAAGGCCGTTCTCGGGCAAACTGCTACTACAGATGCCGTCACCGGCGGGCTGGGTTCCGGGACAGAACACCGCCAAGTCCAGGAGGACATTGAAACCGCTGACGCCAACTTGCTGGCCGGGGTTCTCAACCAAATGCTGGTGCGTCCCTTTGTAGATCTGAATTTCGGGCCACAGAGGCGATACCCCCAAATCAATCTGGCCCGCCCGGAAGCCGAAGACCTGAAAGCCTGGACAGAGGCCGCAACCCCTTGGATCGGACTTGGATTGGAAGTTTCCGAAAGCGAAGTCCTGGCGAAACTTGGATTTGCCGCCCCAAAGAAAGGAGAGAAGATCTTGGGAAAAACCGCCGACGAGCCGCCCCGGCCGGACCCCAAGGCCGGGAGTGAGGACGAGAACCCCTCTGAGACTGAATTTAAAGGGGGGTTTAACGCCCTCCAGCAGATTTCAGGGGGCATTGCCGCACTTCAGGCACAACAGCCCTCTACGGACGTTATTTCGGGGGTGTCGCCAGTGACCGTCTTGGCCGACCGGCTGCAGGCCGAAAGCCTTCCGTTGATGCACCGCCTCCTTGAACAGGTCGAAGCTATTGTCCAGGCGGGTGATAGCCTGGAGGAAATCCACGAACATCTGTTGAGCGCCTTCCCCGAATTAGGCCTGGATGACCTTGTTTCCGTCATAGCTGCGGCCACTGAAGCCGCTGGGGCAAGTGGGCGCGCGAAAGTCGAGGACGAAGCCCTTGACTGATACATTCGCCGCAACCTTCCGCCGCCCGTTCAAAGAACAGGTAGCTGCCTTCCAACTCCGCTTGGGAGACCTGGTGCCGACCGTCGCTTGGGACGATCTCAAACATAACGCCCATGACCGGTCGTTTATGGTTGCGGGTGCCATGAAGGCTGAGCTGCTATCCGATTTGGCCAATGCCGTTTCTAAGGTAATCTCAGAAGGCACCGGCCTTGAGGCCTTCAAGCGGGATTTTCGCGCTATCGTGGAGAAGCATGGCTGGCACGGCTGGACCGGCGAAGGCACCCCAAAGGGTGAAGCCTGGCGAATGCGGACGATCTACCGCACCAACATGCGCACCAGCTATATGGCGGGTCGCCTTGCCCAGCTCCGAGACGGCGGCTTTCCCTTCCTGGTCTATCGTCACGGCGGGTCTGCGGAGCCACGCCTGCATCACCTTGCCTGGGACGGTCTTATCCTTGAGGCTGCGCACAAATGGTGGCTCAAACACTTTCCTCCGAACGGCTGGGGCTGCTCTTGTGACGTCTACGGTGCGCGGTCCATTGCCGGGGCGATCCGACGGGGCGGCGATCCCAGCCTCAAGCTTCCTGACGATTGGGACAAGATTGATCCCCAAACCGGAACGCCCGCCGGTATCTCCAAAGGATGGGACTATGCACCAGGCCACACTGTCAGCGAGACCATTGTACAGTTTCGCGACAAGCTGGAGAGCCTGAACGAGCGCCCCTCGACCGACCTGATCCAAAGCTGGTTGCGCGGTGGCCCCTTTGAAACCTGGTTGAAAGATCCGCAGGGCAATTTCCCGTTGCTTCGCCTAAAGGCAGCGGAAGCGCAGGCAATCGGCTCCAAGCGCCTGGTCGCCGAGATCTCCCCGGAAACCATGGCGCGCCAATTGACAGCCCAGCCCAATCTGGCAGCAAAAGACTACCTACAGGCCCAAGCCGCCGTCTCAGAGGGCACCCGGCGCGTGTTGCCTGAACCCGGCCACGCCCTTTACTTGCACGAGGTCGAGGGCCGGCAGTTCGTCTTGGTCAAAGTCACCAGGGGCGACGCGGGACTCTTTGTGACCGAACTTCGCCGCCTGACCAGGGAAGAGGCGATCCGGGAAGGACTGCTCTAACCATGACCGGCATTGTCTACGACACAGACACGCTTGACCCACTGCTGGCCGCCCTACTGGAAGCCACAGGGGATATGACCGAGTTCATGCAGGATGCAGGGGAGCTACTCCTGTCTGCCACAAAGGATCGTGTGCTGGCCGGCGAACAGCCCGACGGGACACAATTTGCCCCGCGTTCCCCCGCGACGCTTGCGCGCTATGCAAAGCTTGGCCTCAGCTTTGGTGCCCCTTTGAACGTCTCCGGCGAGATGCGACAGCACCTCCACTATGATGCAGGCATCGACAGCGTCGAATTCGGTTCAAACGCCATTCAGGCGGCGGTGATGCAATTTGGTGCCTCAAAGGGCGAATTTGGCCAGGCTGCGAATGGTTCCTCTTTGCCCTGGGGCGACATTCCCGCCCGGCCTTTTGTCGGCATATCTGATGAGGACCAAAGCAACCTGGCGCTTGAGCTGGAAGAACACCTGGAGCGGATTGCCCAAAGCCGGGGTTGACCCGCCCCCCTTCCGCCGCCAACCTGCGCCTATCCCTCAACTGCAGATCGTTCCCCGCTGACCCGCACCCTGGTGCGGGTGTTTCGTGGCGCCCCCCACTGCGACATTCGCGGTCATGGGAAAAACGTATCAGACCACAATCTTAGCACTGCAATCTGAACTCCCCGGCACAGCGATCGCCGAGGTGCCAGAATGGGTGCATTTATTGCCTACTACATCCGGCCTGGTGCGGACTAACGACCGCCGGGGGCCGTACAATGTAGCAGACGCAGAGAAGATCATCGCCGCCAGCTTCGCCAATCAAGACAAGCTGGTGATTGACGAAAACCACTCCACCGACCTTGCCGCTCCCAAGGGGCTTCCTGCCCCGGCGCGCGGCTGGATTGTCGAAATGCAAGCCCGTGAAGGCGGGATCTGGGGCCGGGTTGAATGGACCGGTGCAGGGCGCGAACTTCTCAAGGACCGCGCCTTCACCCGTCTTTCACCAGTTGTAGGCCTGCCCGCCCAAGGTAGCCGCGAAATCGTGGCCATCCACCGCGCCTCTCTGGTCAATCAGCCGAACTTTCAAGGCCTGACCGAACTTAACCAACAGGAGAATGAAACCATGCCGTTTCGCGAAACCGTCGCCAAATTGGTGGGCCTTGGGGCCGATGCCAGCGAGGAGGCCATTACCGACAAGCTGACAGATCTGAAGCCGGGGGAAGTCATCGCACTGCAATCCCAGCTCGGCCAGGTCGGCGTTGCCCTGGGCTGTTCCGAAGGGGCAGAAGTCACCGACATTCTGGCCGCTGCTCAAGGCGCGGGCTCGGAGACCGGCAAAGACGCTCAGATTGTCGCGTTGCAATCCAGTGTCGCGGCGCTTCAGGGCACTGTAACCTCCCTGTCCCAGGTGGTTGAAACCTCCCAGGCCGAAACAAAGAAAACCGCATCGGAAGCCGTGATCGACGCGGCCATTCGGGAGATGCGTGTCGGGGTTCAGCCCAGTCGCGAACACTTCATCGCCATGCACCAGCAGGACTCAGAAGGCACCGAAAAGCTTATCGCGGGGCTTCCCAAATTGGGCGCAACCCCAACCACCATCCTGCCTCCTTCGGCTCAGGATGGTGCGGTTTCTCTCAATGCCGAAGAAGCCAATGTCGCCACTCTCCTGGGGCTTTCGCCTGAAGAAATGGCCGGCAAATCGGAGGCAAGCGAATGACTGCGCTCACCGACAACCGCAACACCCCACAATCCATCGGTGACAACCGGATCGGCAAGGCCGCCGCTGGCGTTTTGATCTTTGCCGGGGCCATCGTTATGCGCACCGCCGCCGGGCTTCTGACCAAGGGCCAGACCGCCGCTGGTTTGGTGGCCGTAGGTCGGGCCGATGACCGGGTCGACAATCGGCTTGGCTCTGATGGCGATATGGACGTTCCGTTCAATCCCGGCCTGTTCCGCTATGCCAACTCTGCGGGCGCGGATGAAATCACCGCTACTGAGATCGGCACCCTCGCCTTCGTAGTGGATGACCAAACCGTTGCCAAAACCGACGGCACCGGCACCCGGTCCCGCGCGGGCTTTATCGACAATGTTGACGCCCAGGGCGTCTGGGTCCGCTTCGACGAAGCGCTGACCAACGCAGGCTAAGGAACCCTCTCATGCTTATCACAACCGCAAATCTAAACGCCCTTCGAATGGGTTTTAAAGCCCATTTCCAGGGCGGTATCGGCCAGGAAAAAACCAGCTATGAGCGCATCGCCACGACAGTGCTGTCCACGGCTGGGGAAGAAACCTACGGCTGGCTCGGGGAAATGCCCGAAATCCGCGAATGGATCGGCGACCGTCATGTTCATGGCTTGAAGGAGCATGACTACGCCATCAAGAACAAAGACTTTGAGCTGACCATCGGGGTCCAAAGCACCAAAATCAAAGATGATAAAATTGGCATCTACAAGCCTGTCTTCGAAGGCTTCGGCCGCAAGGTCGCTGCGCATCCTGACAAGCTTTGCTTCGGCCTTCTGAAGGATGGTGGAAACCAGAAGTGCTACGACGGTCAAAACTTCTTTGATACCGACCACCCTGTCCTGGACGCCGAAGGCAACACCTACACCGTGTCCAATGATGGCGGCGGCGCTGGCACCCCTTGGTATCTGCTGTGCACCAGCGAAGTGATCAAGCCGATCATCTACCAGGAACGCGAAGCCTTTGATTTCGTGGCCCTGGACAACCCCACCGATGAAAACGTCTTCAAGAAGAAAGAGTTCCTCTACGGGACAGATGGGCGTTGCAATGTCGGCTTTGGTTTCTGGCAGACTGCTTTTGTCTCTCGCCAACCTCTGACCGCCGCAAACTATGAGGCGGCCCGCGTTGCTGTGCAGTCAATGAAAAGCGACTACGGCGAGCCTCTCAACCTCACCCCTGATGTGCTGATGGTTCCTCCTGCTTTGGAAGGCGCCGCCAACCGTCTCATGAAAAACGACCAGATCGACGGCTCGGACAACGAGTGGAAAGGCACTGCCGAAGTGCTGATGGTCACGCGTCTGGCCTAAGGAGCAGATCCCATGAACGAACGTGAAAACCTTCTGGCCCGTGCCAAAGAGCTGAACATCACCCACCCGGCCAATATTGGCGACGACAAGCTGAAGGCAAAGATTGCTGAAGCGGAAGCCGAAGTGAAGGCAACAGCTGACGCGGAAGCCAAAGCAAAGACCAATGCGGCTGAAAATAGCGAAGCAGATCCGATTGACCTCGTTGTCGTCAAAGGACCGGAACGAGGGCGCTGGCGCATTGGACGCAAGTTCACCCGCGAAGCGACGGAGATCCCCCTTGAGGATCTGGACGAAGATCAGCTCGAAGCGCTCCAGAAAGATCCCGAGCTGATCGTCTCCTTCAGCTAAGCGCACGGGCCGCGCCAACGACGGCGCGGCCCCCCTCTTCTATCTGACCAATTGAGGCCGTCATGACCTATGCTACACAAAATGATCTGGTCACCCGCTATGGCATCAGTCTCTTGGTCGAACTGACAGACCGGGCAGAAGAACCCACGGGCGAAATTGATGCGCAGGTTGTTGAAAAAGCGGCCAGCGGCACAGACGCCTTGATCGACGGATATCTGCAAGGGCGCTACATGCTGCCGATGTCAGAAACTCCGCCCCTGGTTCGCGAACTGGCAGAAGCGATCACTATCTACAAATTGCACCGCTACACGCCCTCCGAAAAGATCGTTGACGAGCATAAGGCGGCTCTCGCCACACTGGACAAAGTCGCCAAAGGCGTCGTCCGCCTTCCTATCGCAGGCGTCGAACCCGCTGCGAAGCCTGGCCAAGGTGTGCGCGTAACAGACCGCGAACGCCCGTTGACTGCGGCTTCGCTCAAAGGGTTCATCTGATGATCGACGAGATGGTTGCCCGGCTCAACGCCCAGGTCGCAGGTCTGAACGGACGGGCGGAAGGCGTCTTGGCTTTGATGGACCTCCTGCGCAGCAATCGCTTGCCAGAAAATGCAACCGCCATGGTCTACCCCGCCGGGTTTCGCGGTTTGGCCCCGGCAGATGCCACGGGCGTTTTCAGCCAAGCTTTGGCGGAAAGCTACGGCGTGGTCTTAGTTGTCAGTTCTCGCGACAAGGTCGGCCGGAAAGCCCTGGATAAAATCGACCCCCATTTACGTTCTGTCATGAGCGCTCTGGCTGGCTGGGCTCCGGTTGGTGCAACCGGCGTTTTCCAAGTGAGCAGCGGCCGACCGCTGAGCTTCAAAGAAGGCCGTCTCATGTTCGAACTGGTCTTTTCCATCAACACCAATTTGAGGGTCCACCAATGACCAAATTCACCCCTCCCGCCAGCGGTGGCCGCTTTGAACTTCAAAGGGGCGGCAAGCTGAAACAGATCGAACAACCCGCAAAAGAGGCCACCCGGCCCGAACCTTTGCCCCCCAAAAAAACCACTAAGGAACAGGAGGCCTAAATGTCCGCTCCCCGTTACTGGAAAGACAAGTACCTGCTGTTTGCCCTGGAAGGCATCTACGGCCAAGACGCGGGTCCCACTGGCGCCGCCAATGCGATCCTGGCGCAGGACGTCACTTACAAGCCCATGGAAGGTCAGGACCAGGAACGTGACCTGGAACAGCCAGGCATGAGTGCCAATGGCACTATCCCTACCGAGCTGCATTCCACCCTGTCCTTCACCGTGGATCTGAGCGCCTCCGGGGCTGCCGGGACGGCGCCGGCCTGGGGGCCGCTGCTGCGCGCCTGCGCCGTTGCCGAGACAACCAACGCCGCAACCTCCGTCATCTACACGCCGGTCGCCAAGGGCCATGAGGCCGGGACATTCCACCTCAACATCGACGGCACCCGCTATGTCATGCGCGGATCGCGTGGCAAGGCCGAGCTGATGCTGGATGCCCAGGCGACGCCCAAGATCAAGTTCGATTTCACCGGCCTGTTTACCCTGCCAAGCGATGTGGCACCGCCGACTGTCGACTTGATGAGCTGGGTAGAGCCGCTGGTCGTGTCGCATCAAAACACCCCGACATTCTCTATCGACAGCGTGGGTTTCGTTATGAAAACCGCCAAGCTGAACCTTGGCAACAAGCTGGAAAACCGGTTCCTGGTCGGAGCCGAGCGCGTGTTGATCACCGACAAATCAGAGCTGTTTGAAGCCACCGTAGAGGCCAAAACCCTGGCCGAGTACGACCCGTTTCAAAAAGCCCTGGCCATGGCCCAGGTGCCGGTCGAATTGGTCCACGGCACCGAAGCCGGGAAAACCGTCACGTTGTCTTTGCCAACTGCTCAGATGCAGCGGCCTTCCATCAGCCAGAGCCAGAACATCAAGGAATGGCCCCTGCGGCTGGTGCCCCGTGCCGCCACTGTAAACTCCCAGTGGTCCCTCACTCTCACCTAAGCGCCCAGAACTGGAGCCCGCCCTTGTTCAATGTCGTCACCGCCCCGACCTTCACCCGCGACGTACCTGTCTCCGTTCCCTCTGGAGACGGGTATGTTGAACAGTCCTTTAAGGCAACTTTTCAGGTTCTGTCCGACGAAGAACGTGATGCCCGCGATCTGTCCGTCACTGAAAACGTCAAAGCATATCTGCGCGAAATCATCCTGCACCTGGACGATCTGACCGACGACGAGGGGCAGCCCGTCCCCTACGGCCCCGAGATCCTAGAGCAAATTCTTGGCTTTGGTTACGTGCGTATCGCACTGCTCTCCACCTACACCAAGGCCCAGATAAAGGCCGTCACGGGAAACTAACCTGGGCCGGGCGGGCCTTTGCCAATGGAACCCTGTTCACCGGGAACCAAGAGGACCGTCAGGCCGAGGCCCTTCAAGACTGCGATGTCCTCGGCATCCCTGCTGACAGCCTCGCGCCGCCAGAAGACAGCGAAGGCGTCTGGGAATGTAACCTGCCCGCTGTTGAGGCCTTCTTCGATGCGGCCACACAGTTCAAGCGGATCGGCCTGGCAGACGGCAGCACCAGATCGCTTGGGCTTGACTACGGCGGTGCCCGCGCCGCTTGGGACTTGGCCGGAGTAGCAATGAACCCGGAACTATTCGGCCAAGTCCAGATCATCGAACACGGCGCTTTGGCCGAATGGAACGGAAACTGAAATGACCTTTGTTGTCTCTGGAAAGCTGACGATTGATGCCTCCCAGGGCAAATCTGAGCTATCGCAGCTCAAAGCCTCAAAAGATGCCGTTGCCACGTCCACCAAGACCATGACGGCAGAAGAAGCAAAGGCTGCGGTTGGGGTTCGGAAACTGGCAGCGCAGGCCGAAATGGCCGCTGCAAAGAACCGCCTCCTCTCCGCAACTGAGACCAGGGTGGCCAATGAGGCCGTCACCATGGGCCGGTCCCACCAACTGGCGGCCGGTCAGGTTGGCAACCTCACAGCCCAGTTCAACGATATCGGCGTGATGATGGCAGCGGGCCAAAACCCGTTTCAGCTCGCCATCCAACAGGGCACCCAGATCACCCAGGTCATCGGCAACATGGGCGCGGCCGGTGCCGCCAAAGCCCTCAAAGCCGCGCTTGTTTCCATGGTCAGCCCCCTGACCCTGATCACCATCGGCTCCATCGCAGCCGGTGCCGCCCTGGTGAACTGGTTGACCGGCGCAGACGAAGACATTGCCACGTTTGAAGACCAGCTCGAGGCGCTTGGTGACGCCATCGATGCCTATGCGGAAAAAGCTTCTAAGACCCGGTTTAGCACAGCCGAGATGATCGAAGAGTTTGGCAAGGCCTCGCCAGAACTCCGCCTGGTGCTGGCGGATATGGCCGCCCTGGCCAAGATGGATGCTCAGAAAGCGATTGACGGCACAGCAAAGAGCGTGCGCGATCTGGTTCTCGATCTAAGCTACTGGGACGAACGATCCTCGGTGTCTGCGTCTCAAGACTTTCTTGGCTTGGGATCTATCGGGAGTTCAGCCCGAGAGGCCGGCTATGCTTTTGCACAGAACCTAGAACTCCTGAACAGCAATGAGGACGCTGCCACCCGCCTTAAAGCGGCCCTTGATGTGCGCGAGCAGCTCCTGGGCGCGGCTGGCGGGCTGGAAAACCTAAACGGCACTCAGCGAGAATTCTATGAAGGCCTGAGCGCCATCATCCGCGATCTGGAGCTGTTCGCCGGTGCCCTACAAGCGCCCTGGAATGAGCTGAAGGCGACCGGCGCCGATCTGTGGTCCAGCCTCTCAAGCAATGTGGAAACCTACCTGAGAAAGCGCTTGCAGGTCGAAACCCAGGCCCGTACTCAGATTGAGCTGCTCCGCCTTGAGGCCGAAACCCAGCAGGCGATCACCGTATTTGGTGAAGGCAGCGTGGAAGTCGCAGAACTGCGTCTGCAGGCCGAGCGCATGGCCTATGAACAGCAGCTTGAGAGCCGCGATCTTTCCGAACAGTTGAAAGACGAATTGCTGGAAGCCTGGGACGCGGCCAATGGCGTCGCTTCGGCGGATATGGCGGGCAACATTTCGCTGGCGGCTGATGAGGCACACCGCCTCATGGTCAATATGATGAAGGCCAACGGCCAGGAGATCATGGGGCGCATCCGGGAGAACCCCGACTTTGCAGACCCTCGCGGCGAAAGCCGGGGCGCAGGCAACTCCGACTATGTCTACCAAGACCACGGTTTGCCCGACGTCGATATGCCGTCGAACCCCAAAACGCGACGGTCTCGCAAGGGCGGCGGCGCGGCCAGCGCATACGACAAAGAGCGCAAGGCCATCGAACGGCTGATGGAACGGGAACGCCAGCGTATAGCGGTGCTGCGTGAGACGGACCCAGTTCTGAAAGAAATGCTTCGCATCCGCGACCAGCTCAAGGACGCGACAGATGCAGAACGCGAAGCGGTAGAGGCCCTGATCCGCGAGCGCCTAAAAGAAGAAAAGGCTATTGCTCAGACAGAGGCCGCAACTGACTATCTGCGCGACAATGTAACCTCTTTGACCGAAGGCTTGGTAAGAGGCGGCGAAGAAGCCGCCGACGCCTGGGACAAAGTTAAGGCATCCATCGCGGCTGCGGCCCTAGAAGCGCTCCTTCTGGGTGGTGGCCCCTTGGGCAATCTCTTCGGCCTGGGTGGTAAGGATGGCGAACTCGGCGGCCTTGTGGGCATTTTTCTCGGCGGCTTGGGCCTGGCTGAGGGTCACGTCGGAATCGGGACGGTCCACGGCGACGGCGGCAACCGCGACGACAAGGTTCCGGCCTGGCTGTCCCCAGGCGAAACCGTGGTCCACGCAAAGGCCACTCGCAAGTACCGCCCTGTCCTGCAGGCTATGAATGACGGCGTCGAAATCCCCGGCTTTGCGAGCGGCGGCGAAATCCCCGGAGGCAAGGCAACTGGGGCGAACAGCTCGGCCACGGGCAGCGCGGGAGAAATCCCCTACGCCCGCGTCGTGATCCAGCCAAGCCCTCTGTTTCATAGCTACGTCGAAGAGGTCTCAGGCAGGATCACCGTCGAGGGTCTTCAAGACTACGACCGCAACACCGCCCCCGAGACCGCCCGACGCGCCCTGAACGACCCACATGGAATAGGCTAATGCCCGCAACCTGGCCCCTCCCCACCTCTGAATTCATGGACTTTTTGCCCATTGCAAAGGTCACGTCCTTTCCCGGCCGCGCGGTCACGACCACCGAAGGCGCGGACGGATCGATCATTCCCCATAAACGCGGTGCCCGGCTCTGGCAGGGCAGCATCACCCTGGACATTGAAGCCCACGATTTCTGGGCCGACATAGAAGCGGCTCTTTCCGTTCTTGAAGATCCCGGCGCGTCCTTTCTATTCTGCGACCCCCGAATGACCGGCCCGATTGCTGACCCTGGCAAGGTCATCCTGGGCGCGGCCTCGCCCTATATCTCGGCCCTTTCCGTCAACAATCGGGAACTGACTCTCGCTGGCCTGCCACAAGGGTATGTTCTGCAACGGGGCGATTTGCTGGGCTTTAGCTACGGGGCAAACCCAACCCGCTATGCCTATCACCGGATTTTCACGGGCGGCACCGCCAGCCTGGGCGGCGAGATCACCGACATCGAGGTCACGCCAAAGATCCGCCCCGGAGCCGCGATTGGCGCTTCTGTGACGCTCGGAACCCCGGTCCTGAAGGCCGTTTTGAAATCAGCAAACTACGGCGCGAGCCGCTCAAATATCAGCGAAGGCGGGTCGTTTGAGTGGGTCCAGACCTTGAGGTAGAAATGTCAAATCTCAGTCCAGAAGCACAGGCACAGTTAGAAGAGCGCCGGGGCACTGAGGGCCACGCCCTTTTGTGGATCCAGGCGAAGAACCGCGAGACCGGCGCGCCAGAAGCCCTCGGACTTTGGAGCGGAGACGACCACCAGGAGTTCTTGATCGGGGGCGAAATCCGCACCTACTACGGCGCGGGCAATGTGATCGACGTGCCCCCAATCATCGCCAAACCCGGCTTTGTTGTGCGCAATTTGAGGATCAAATTACCGCCTTTAACGGACGAGGTTAAAACCCTTCTGCACGCCTATGAGCCACGCCTTGCCGCCGTCCAGATCCATTCCTGCCCGATGGATATCGACACCGGCGCCCCCCTCGGCGAGCCCGTGCGCATGTTCAAAGGTTTCCTGAACCAGGCCCCGCAGGAAATTGCCGCAAAAGGCGGCACGGGCTTTACCGAATTGGTGCTGGTCTCCGCTGGCCGCCGCCTGACCTTTGGCCTGCCCTTGAAGCGTTCAAGCGCTGAATTGCAACGCCGCAATCCCTTGGATCGGGGCCGCGAATACAGCGACGTGGCGGGCGAATGGTCGATCCGATGGGGCTGACAATGAACAACCGAGCGCCCCTTCTGTTTTGCTACCTGCGCGAAACCCGCGCCACGGGACGCCGCTTTCGGGCCGGGCGTTTTGACTGCGCGCTCTTCGCGGCCGAGTGGGTCAAGCGGTGCTCGGGCAAGGACCTGGCAGCGCAGTGGCGCGGAACGTACCGTCGCCTGGATCAGGGGCGCGACCAGCTCGCCTTGGCAGGCTTTTCCAGCCTGGACGATCTGGCGGCGCACCACCTGGTCGAAATCGACGGCTGGTCCCAGGCGCAGGTCGGTGACATTGCCGCAATTCAGGAAGCTGGTGAAATCGCACTTGGCATCTTTGGCGGCCCGCAAATCCACGTCTTGAGCCTGGACGGCCTGGACTACGTCAACCCCGCCAACGCCTACCGGGTGTTTCGCCCATGACCCGCCTGCTGTCCTACGCTCTGATTTGCCTCTTTCTGTTCAGCCAACCCGCCCACGCGGCGCCCATTATTGGTGTTCTGGTGGCCCTCGGGCAGGCCTTCGCCGCCTCTATCACAGTAAAAGCCCTGGTCGCCGCCGCGCTCAAAACACTGATCACCACCGCCATTTCGGTGCTGATGGAGAAATACCAAAAGAGCAAGCGGCGTGACCCCGGCCTAGTCACCACTCACACGACCAAAGGCGGCATTGACCCGCAGGCCACTATCATCGGCCGCTACGCCACAGGCGGCCACGCCGTCTATCAAAACGGCTTCGGTGCGAACAATATCTACAACGTCCACGTTGTTGAAGTCGGAGACCTCCCCGGTGCCCGTTTGCGCCGCCTGGTGATTGACGGCGAGATCTCAGAAATCGGCACCGACTGGCAAGAGCCCTATGGCTACCCCATTGAAACCAAACGCCACACATCGACATCGTTTACAGGTTTCATTCGCTTTCTGGACGGTTCACAAATCGCCGCTGACCCGGAATTGGTCGCGCGCTTCAAAGACGACCCGGAACGCCCTTGGACAGACGACCACATCCTGACCGGCGTCTGCTATGCGGTTCTGACTTTCTACCACATGGCCTATCTTTACCCCAATGGCCGTCCAGAATACCTCTTTGAATTGGACGGCCCCGGTTTCTATGACCCACGCCAGGACAGCACCGTCGGTGGCAATGGGCCGCAGCGCTGGGACGCGCCGGAGACATGGGAATTCACCGACAATGCGATGGTGATTGCCTATCATATCCTGCGCGGGATCACTTTGCCTTGCGGGCGTATCTATGGCGGGGATTTCGACGCCGAAGACCTCCCCCTTCCCGACTGGTTCGCTGCGATGAACGCGCGGGAGTTCATTGACGAAAACGGCGATCCGCAGCCCGCGCGTTGCGGCTATGAGATCAAGTTTGAAGAGCCGCCAGCCGACATTCTCAAAGAGCTTTTTGCGGCGGCCAACGCGCAGATCGTGGAAATCGGCGGCTATTGGTATCCCATTGTTGGCGACAGCGGCGACGCGGTGGCGGAGATCGTTCTGGACACGGATCTGTCTGTCTCTGACGCCTGGACGCATGATCCCTTCCCCGATCTCAACAGCACCTTCAATGGCGTCATCGTCTCGCACCCCTCTCCTGAGGCGCTTTGGAACCCGTCGACATTGGAGACGATCTCCAAGGCCAACTGGATCGCTGAGGACGGCCGAGAAAAACTCTATGACCTATCTCTGCCCATGGTCTTTGACGCCAACCAAGGCCGCCAGATTGGTGACGCCCTGCTGAAGGAAAACCGGCGCTTCAGAGCCCACAAATGGCCTATGCTGCCAGAGTTCTTCCGCCTGCGTCCGCTTCAGACAATCAACGCCACCTCCGAAGACTACGAATACACCTCAAAGAGCTTTCGCATTACTGAGGTTGCCTATGATCTGCTGACCCTGAATGTCTCGATCAGCGTGCGCGAATGCGACCCCGAGGACTATAACCCGGACCCCGCCCTTGCCCTGCCAACCGTCCCTCAGGTGACCAGCACGCCATCCCCGACCCACAGCGGCGTCACCGGTTTTGCGGTCTACGGGGCAGCGATCAAGGACGGCGCAGGCAACAACCGCGCGCCCGCTATTCGGATCGTCTGGGATGGCGACATTGCGGACGCAACCGACGGGCTGGCATTCCGGGTCAAAGTAGTCGGCACCTCTGAAATCATCACGGCCAGCACTCAGGACGTCAGCGCCGGTGAGTTCGTCTTTGCGCCGACCATCCGCGCGACAGACTATGTGGTCCAGGCCAAACCAGTCGCGAGAAACCGCGCCACGAGCTGGTCTGCCTGGTTACCGGTCACGACCCCGGACGTCGGGATCGCCCCCGCCGACTTCTCCAACGCCGTCTTTGAGGTTATCCGCGCAGAGGCCGGGACAGTGGCTACCCAACTGGATCAAGCGCTTGAAGAAAACCGCATTGCGCCCATTGAAGCTGAAGTCGTCCGCGTGGACAGACGCCTGGAACTCCAGGAGATACAGCAGCGCAGCTCTGCCGAGGCGCTTGGCATTATGGGCGACCAGATCCTCTGGGCCTTCACCCGTCTTTCTGATGTAGACAGCCGCTTGGCCGATGCAGGCGTGATCGTTGATGCCGAGACCGGAAATGTGCGAATTTACGGCGTCGAGCAGGCGGCCCAACGGGTCAGCGAGGTTGAGCTGCGCGTCTCGGCTGCAGAGGCCTCTTTGACCCTTTCTGCTACCCAGGCCTGGGTCAATCAGCAGATCAGCTATGCCCTGACCGACCCAAGCCAAATCCCGCTGCTCGATGACCTGCAATTGATCGTCAATCAGGTGGTGATCGATCTAAACGCGGCAGAGGCGAATATCGCCCTGAAAGCCGACCAGACTGTCGTAGATGGCCTTTCTGCCAGCCTGACCAGCGCCTGGGTGCAAATTGACGCGGTGAACGCTGTTCTGGCGCTCACGGTGCAGCGCGACGAGTTTGACGCGCTGGAAGCCCGCCAGCAAACAGCCGAAATCACCCTGGATGCCCTGGAGGGGCCGTCGATCCGCCAGACCGTTGCCGATACCCGCTATCTGGGCAATGCCCAGGCCCTGGCGGATTTGGCCAGCCTGGAAGATCTCATGCAGGCCTACGACCAGAGCGCGGCCCTGCGCCGCGACCTTGCATATGGTCAGCAGGATCTGCGCGCCCTGGTGCGCGAAGACCGCGTGGCCCGCGCCGCAGCAGAAACACGTCTTGGCGCGGCCATTGACGACAACGTGGCCCTCCTGAAAGAGGAGCAGAAGGTCCGCGCCACTGAGAACAGCGCCCGTGTCTCTGAAATCGCCACCCTGCAGGCCACCACAGAGGCCCAGGACAGCGCAATTACTGAAATTAACCGGGTGGCCGTTGATAGCGCTTCTGGCATTGCCCGCGCGGTGCACCAGGTTCAACTGGATGTGGAAGCCGCAGAAGGTGAAATCTCCACCACAGCCGATGCCCTGATGGGACTGTCCACGCGGGTCACTAGCTCTGAGGCCCTGATCGCGGCGGTGAGCCAATATGCGCTTGATCTGAATACTCGGCTGGCCGATGCCGAAGCCGGGCTGGCAGGCCAGGCGCAGGCACAGCAAATTTTGACCACCTATGTTGAGCAGCAAAATGACCAGATCAAATCTCATGCGTCGGCGCTGCTGGAGCTGGAAACAGCGGTAGGGGAAAACTCTGCATCGGTTGTTCAGTTGCTGAATTCTGTTGACGGGGTGATGGCTGAATACACCCTGCGCCTGGACGTGAACGGGCATATTACTGGTTTGGTTCTGCGGTCTGAATTGGATGATCAGGGTGCGCCGGTTTCCAAGGCGGCTTTTGTCGCTGACAGCTTTTCCATTGTGGCCCCGGATGGCAGCGCTGAAAGCATCCCCTTCACCCACTACGCAACGCCGCGTGTAATTGACGGCCGCACCTATCCTGCTGGCACGTACCTTGAAAACGTCTTTATCGGCCAGGGCATGGTTGGGCGGTTGCAAATTCAGGACAGCATCCAAAGCGATGACTACGCCGAAGACGCCCAGGGCAACCCGACCTCTGGCCTGAAACTCAATTTCAGCACCGGCGAAATCAAGACCGCCAATGTCGTAATCAGCCGCAATATCGTTGTCGCTGAGGGCTGGTTCTGGGCTGGCGGGGTGCTGAGTTCAAACCCGGCCCTGGGGCTGCATGAGGTGCAGCGCTGGGACCTGAAACCAACCGGCGTTGAACTGCCTGTGGACCAGGTCTGGATGGCGTCAAACAAGACCTATCTCGCCTTTGCAGCTTTTGAAGGCGAGGTATCAGCCCCCGGCACGATCACCGGCGATGACGAGTTCTGGGGCTGCAAGGCCGAAGTGCAGCCCTTTGCCCGCTGGAACGGCCCGCAACAACTCTATCTGGGCGTCTCGCTCTGGGCCAAAGGCCCGCTGACCCTGCACCGCCAGGAGAACGCGAGTTTGGGCGGAAAAATCCACTGGAAACTATACGAGGTGACTTAATATGGCCTGGGAAAAAACAGGTACGGTAGACTATGTGAACGGCTCGCCTATCGTGGCCGGCACCGGCACAAATTGGTTCGGCGCGCTGCAACAAGGCTGGATCTTCGTGGGGGCTGATTTCAGCCTCTATGAGGTGCTGACGGTTGACGGCTCGGACCAGATCACACTGGGGCAGAATTATCGCGGCGCGACCGCCAGCAATCAGTTCTATGCCGTAGTGCCAACCATGGCGATGGCTCACCAGCTCCTGTCCTCAGTGCAGGGTTTGCTTAGCAACTATCAGACCTTCTTTGACACCATCGGCCAATACCGCCTGGCGCAGGATCTGATGTTTCAGGCGGACCAGGACACCGGCCTGACAAACCCCGCAGAAAACGCCATTGGCCTTAAGGCTGGTGACGTTCTTCAGCTCATGCTCGCGGGTGGGGTTGCCAGTGGCGCGGCGGTGCAGTCCAGCCCTGATGACTTCACGGTTGGAAAGCTGTTGAAACTCGGTGCGGGTGGGCTTGGGAGTGTCGGTCTCAGCGCAACCAACGGCGACTGCAACGCCATCACGGCATCGGGCCTCTACACTTTTGAATCGTCCACCCTGAACAGACCCGCGTTCACAAACGGCACCATTCTCCACACCTCTATAACCGCTGACATTCACACCCAACTGGCGATCTCACGGGCAACATCCAGTCTCGGTCAGATTGCAGTACGTGCGAAAGACGGGACAAGCTGGTCCGACTGGGTGGAAGGGTACACCCAGGGAAGCATTCTCGGCACCGTTGCCCAATCAGGCGGAGTGCCGACGGGGGCTTTGATCGAGCGCGGCAGCAACGCTAATGGCGAGTATGTGCGCTTTGCGGACGGGACGCAGATCTGCACCAATCAGGCATTCCAAACCAGCGACACCGCCGACACGCCCTGGACCTATCCTGCCAGTTTTCTCTATCCCGCGTCACCTGGGCGGCCTGCCGTTTCCGGAGCCGCCTCTGCCCTGTCTTCAGCGCCAGCCTTTTTGTCGATCGGTGGGATCTCTG